GGGTATAATGCAGCCTCTAAAGCAGCTTGAGGTAATGCAGTTGCGGCAGCTCTAGCTTCATCTATAGAATCTAGATTACCTAAACTCACTTGTTCTTGTTGTCTGCTAAGATTAAATTCAAATAAACGAGGAAAAGAGGCAACTGCGGCTCCTACACCAGCTCCAATAGCTGCTCCAAGCGGACCAGCAAATCTACCAATCTTTGCACCAGTAACCGCACCAGCAATTCCTTCTGCAAGAAATGGGCTAGACGCACCAATTGCAGATAAGCCAGCTTTTACAAAAGTATCTACTCCTGCATCTGGACCCTCTGTAGCCTGTTGAAAACTTACATAGCCCTCTTGATTTAATATGTTTCTGTCTTGTTGTGCAGCCTCTTCATACAGCTCTTGTGCTTTTTCATCGTTGCCTAGTAAACCTGCTATACCACCTTTAAGTCTAGTTATTGCGGGACCCCAAGACCTCTGCCATGAAGATTTTGCGGGACCAACAAAGGATTGACTAAAACCAATATCACTAGGCGATTCAGTTGGAGACAAGGCTCTCTTACCACCAGCAGGCGGTGCAACGGGAGAGGTAACCACAGGCTGTTCAGCCATGAGCGACCTCCTAAATGTATCTGGGTCTAAGTCCCCTTTATACTCTAGAAGTAATTTTTCTATGAGTAAATCATCTGGCAGCAAAGCTAGCGATGGGTTCTCAATCCTTATTTGTTCAAGAACTGTCATGTACTACCCCTGTGCTGCTACTGTATCTGCGTAATCCATAATTCCGCCAAATATACTTTTAATTAATCCTTCTTTTTCTTTTTGTGACATATTAGCATTGCTTAAAATAATTCCTAAATCATAAGCCTGGGCTTCTTTAATTAATTGTTCTTTCTTAGCATCGTCAAACGAATCAAACATTGTTGCTCCATATTGGTCTTTAAGCTCATTCACAATTTCTGTTACTGTTCTTCTAGCTATTAGAGGTTCTCCATCTGTTGTTGTTACCTCTTCAGCACCGTCTGGACCCATTCGGTAATATTTGTTACCTACTATAAAAGGAGAGCCAGTTGTTCTGCCTTCACCTTTGTAGTATGCAGCTTGAGCTTTCTGTAATTCTCTTTGAGCCTCTCTGTCTTCTTTATCTAATTTAGCTTCTTGTTGTGCAGTTAAAGTTTTAATACCCTCTTGACCAGCCTCTCCTAGTGCTTGTAAGAAGTATGGACTTTTAGATGCCATCATAGCAAATCCAGCTGAAGCTAGAGGTAAAGCCCAAGACGGTATGTCTTTTTTACCTTCATTTCCAGTGAGTTTAGCTAAATCTTCACTAGCCTCTTTTTGTTTTGTTGTATCAAATCCTTTATCCGCACCACCATATCCTAAACTAGTTATTCCACTGTCTACTGGTGCTTTTGGTTCTTCTAAGAAATCTTTAGTAGGGTCAGGAGTTGTATCTTCTGTTTTTTTCTTAGTGTCTGTTTTAGATTTTACAACATCATCTTCTTCTACCTTTGGAGTTTCTTCGACACTATCTTTAAAAGCATCTCCTCCAGGTCCGTAATCTTGATAAAGTTCTTTACTTCCTTCAATAATATCTTTAAAAATCCCACCATAGTCTATACTGCCATCATCTTTTTTAGGAACAGCAGAATCGTCTTGCTGAACATTTGGTACAGCAGAAGGTGTAATGAGACCAGAATCTTGAGGTGTTGGAAATTGTTGTTGTAAGACACTATCTGGTTTAATGTTTTTTGTAGCATCTCCAGCTGTTGAAAAGGTATCTGTAGGTTTAGGTGGTTCCTTTGTCTGTGCTCCACCAATAGGAAAACCAGAGTCGTAAGGTCCTGCTGATACACCAGAGCCATACTCGTTTTCATATATTACTCTAATTTCATTCGTAATGTTTTCCCCTTGTGGGGTTTGTAAAAACTCATTAACTTCTGCATCTGTTGCATCTTTACCAAAGTATCTTTTAAAATACTCTTTGACATTCTGATTTAAAAATTGATAGAACTGGTCTACTTTGCTTACATCTCCACCATTATCAAAACCTAACGCCATAGGTAGAAATCCTTGAGTAACATTCATATTACTACTAGGAACACCTCTTCTGACATCCCCACCATTAGCGTATCCCACAGGGTTTGTGCCCATGAAAAAATTTAGGTGTTTTGTCTGTGGTAGTGTTGTGTTAAAGCTGCTAATATTAGCTTGTAATCCTAATCCTTTTTTCATTGTTTAACCTCCAAACGGTGAGTATCCTAATTGTGCTGCCGTGCCCAATCCAGCCATACCTAATCCAGCTAGCTGTTGAGCCATGCTAGGACCTGGTTGCTGTGAGTACGCTGTTGTCATTTGTGCTGCTGGTACACCAGATAGTAGATTACCTAAAGTTGCAGCCTGTGTATATGGGAATTGTTGCTGTCTCAAGAAGTCTTGATATGCAATGTCCATACCTCTCTGTAGTTGCTGTTGACCTTGTAGTCCAGCTTGACTTAATCCAGCTATTCCTTGTCTCTGTAAATTCATTTGTTGTCCAGCTAAGTTAGAGAACTGTGACCCGCCTGCTAATTGCTGTGCACGCTGTGATTGTGCGGCACCCAACGCCTGCTGATAATTCTGTCTCGCTAAATCAGCTGCTGTTCTAGATTGTTGGTCTCTTAAATTTCTCATTCTTTCAGCTTCTTGTACTCCAAACCTTGACCCACCGAAAGCACCAGCTCTCACGGCAGCATCCGCTGTTCTCTGACCTTCAATATCGCTTCTTCTTCTCATCTCATCTAAAACATTTCTTGTAACTTGCTGTTGGAAGGGATTCATGTAGTAGTTAATATCTTGACCTGTTATGGGAGAGACAGCTAAAGATGTTAAACCACGGGCTTGTTGTAAATCAGGTTGAAATGCCTGTGCACCCTGAAATGCTAATTGTCTTGCAGCTTGTTGTTCTGTTGTAAGAGGAGCTAATCTCTGACCGCCATAGGGCATATATTGCACACTAGGGTCAGTTACAGCTGTTGCCTGTTGTGTTAATTTTTTATAGGCATCCTCTAAAAATTGTGGCAACTGTTGTCTTTCAGTTGTCGTATATACTGGTGTTCCAAAACACATTTATTTATACCTCCAAATGTTTCCCATATGTTTGAAGCCTAATCTCTCGTATAAGGCTGGTTTATCCCTACCAGAACTNACTGGTAAAAGGATTGTTAAATCTTTNTTCTTTGCGTAATCTTTCATTTTTTTTATTAGACCTCTAACTATTTTAAATGTTCTGTACTTAGGTAAGATATATAACCAAGTCTCAGCTAAAAATTTTTCTTTACTAAACCACCACTCTGTCTCCATAGCACCCACGCTACCCACTAGCATCCCATCTAGGTAGGCGTTACTAATAAAACCATTGTCAAAGTGTTGTTGTATGGTGATGGCAACCTTGGCTATATCAGCCTCTGGGTAAATATCTGCAAACTCTTCTCTAAATACTAATAAAAGTTTTAGTGTTTCTTGTAATTCGTCTGTATTAGGTTTTTTAACTTGGAACATTAGATTCAGCGTTGTCCATCATTTGATATAATTTCTTTGCTCCAGCTGCTCTGCTGCCATTACCAAAACCTCTAACGGCTCTGGCTGTCATGACAAACTCTCCATCGCTTAACATTGCTGGGATATCATCTGATTTCTCCGTGCCTGGACCTAAACTCATTCCTCCACTTTGTCGTAAATCCATTACTCCACCATTAGCTACTTTTGGTATGAGACTGCTNTCTACTTGCATATCCTCAAAACCCTCGTAATTAGATGGTGCCTTTGCTAGTTGCTGTAATATTAAATCTTGTAATCTAGCGTCACTCTCGTCTGGGTACATCTCTTTCATCTTTCTCATGTACTCATCCATTTGTAATCTAGATATAGTTGGAACAGCTGCACTAGCTGCCGCTGCTATTGGGACTGCCGCTTTGCCTAACACTCCACCTAATTTACCACCTAAAAATTTACCGCCAGCTCCAGCCGTTAGTCCAGCGGCTAGTGCCTCCCCTGGTTTCGCTCCAGTTAACAAGCTACCGATACCACCGCCTAATGCAGAAGCTAGAAAGGGTGAACCTGGTGCCACTAAACTACCGATACCCGCTCCTAAAATAGGTGCAGCCAGTTTGGCAATATTTTTTAAAGATTTAAATATACTCACTATGTCATCTCCAATATGGAAGCTATTAACTCAATGTCNCTCCCTGTTGTTGTTGCTTTTAAAACCTCTGAGGATTTTAAGATTAATGGTGTTGGTGAACTAACAGAGGAGTCTGCGGAGTTTTGGTCTAAGTTACCAGAAGCCAAAATTTCTTGTGACCTTTTACTTTGTATTGTTCTGTTTAGTTCTACATAATAATTGACATTACTAGTGTCAGTTACAAAAATTGAAATAGTTCTGTCAGTTGTTTCGTCTGTGTTTGTTACTCTTATAGATTTTACTATAGATGTGCCAGCTGACGGTGCTGTGTAAAGTGTCTGGGTGCCTCTTAATTTTACCTTTGCATTAGTGTATGTATTAGTTGACATTAATCTCCACCCATAAAAAACATAAATCTCTCCATAACAACCTTGTTTTCTTCGGCTGTATAGCTAGTGTTAAGAGTTAGCACAATTGTCTCTATTGCTCTAACTAATTCGTTTTGTTGTTGGACATTATACTCCTGTGATGGCGAGGGTAATCTGACATTTGTTATCTTACTCATCTTTTTCCATCTGGTTGTACTTCATATCTTATTGTACCCAATCTCCAGTCCTCATTAATAGCATCGTTTGTATCATTATTATACCCATTACTTTCCAATCTTATAGCTATTTGTCTACCTCTGGTTCTAGTATTTATCTTTGTGCTAGTTGTATTGTAAAAGAAGGGACCTTTTACAGTCTGTGTATCTGTAGGAAAGTATCGAGATTTAAGGCTAACATTGACGTTCCCCACTTGGTCTTTAAAATCTGGTATTATTTTATTAATAAACATGATGTCATCTCCATCACCTATGTCAAAATCACCACTCTCTATAAAAGAAGTCATAGTTGAGCCGTCATCATTTTTACCACTCTCGTGAATAAATAGTGTGGTATTGGCAGAGCCATCGTACTTAGTTGCGTAAGGCAGGGGATATGTCCCAGAGTCTATCCATGTGCTTCTGTCTAAACTACCTGTGTACCACAAGCCTTCTTGGTAATTATATATTACATATCTGTCAATCTGGTTAGAGTCTTTAGAACAATAAAACCACCAAACTTCACCATAGGCTGAATTAGAGCCAGTCCACACCTGCTCATACTGTGTAGTGTCAATATTATCAAAAACAAAATCCTCTACAGAACAAGGTAATTTTCTTACTGTTCCGTCAAATACAAAGAATGCATCAGAACTCATCCAGTATGCTACACCACCCACGTCAATCATGCAGTGAGGACTAATAGCACCACAGTTTGAACCTAGCTGTTGAAAGCCAAATACAAAGGGTGCACCAATAAATGACATACCGTGTGCTGCGGTGTCTGTTAAAATTAATATCTGACCTCTTGTTCTAACCGCTGTTACTATTTCACTGCCTCCCACTATTCTCTGAGAGCCAGCTGAGTTGGTAGCTGATGGTGTCCACTCTGTTTCGTTATCTTGTGTTGACCATCTAATAAACATTGGGTCTTGTGTGGCTGTGCTACCGATAGTAGTTTCTGTTCCTAGACAAATAACGTGTCTATCTGGGTTAGATACAATCATAAACTTTGACTTGGTGGGTGCATTAGATACTGCTGATGCCACATTCGATGCGGTTTGTATACCACCAGATGTATCCCATAAGAATAAACCACCGTCTACATCTAGGGCTAATAAGTCTTCACCCCAGTTGTCTAACGCCCAAGAGCGTAAAGCTATGGTTACAGAGTCTGATGTATTTGGGCTATCCCATGTTTGACCAGAGTTCCATGTTCCTGTACCCCAGCCATATCCAGAGAGTGCTCTATCTCTACCAGCTGTAATTTCATACTGTGCTGTACAGTTTCCTGTAGTAGAAACAGAGGATGAAGCATTTGTCCCAACATCAATAGTGTAAGTATTTAGTGTTGGAACAGATATAATCTCGTATTCACCGTCTACTGTCGCTGCAGCTATACCACCTATGGTTGCACTAGTGCTAGATATGGTAACATAATCACCCTCGCTAGCTCCATGAGATGCATGGGTTACAGTAATTATTGATGAGCCACTAGATGTGGTAAAACAACTTGTAATATCTGCCTGTAATCTTGTCGGTGTTGCATCAAAAAAAATACCTTCACTGTATACATACAGTTTCTTGTTGGTGCCAAACATATCGTAGGCTGTACCATCTAGTGAGTTCCAAGCTAGTTGTGCTCTCGCAACTCCTATAAAGGTAGTCTCAGATACCTTTTCCCATCCACCTATCTTTTCAGGATATTGATATCTAAACCTGACTTTATCTCCGTCTATCCATTTACCTTTAGATGAGATTTCAGTGTTTTGTTTATCAAATCCAGGTGCAAACTGTACTTTTGTGTACGGCATTATTTCCCTGTTGCTATGAAGAAGTTAACTACTGTAAAAGGTTGCATTAATGCATTACTAAAATTACTACCAGAACCAATATTACTACCACTCTGCATAGACTCAAAACCGCCTGTCGCTCCTAAACTTCTAGATGACAATCCAGAACCAGAGCCAGAACCGATTGGTGCTCTACCTTGTAAATCTGGTAGATTGAAAGTCGATGAACCATCGCCTGTACCATATGTTGTTCCTATAGCAGAAAATAGTGCTGAGTATGTAGAACGGCTCACAGCCTGTGCATTACATAATAAATATCTCTTTGTTGAGCTATCTGATTTGGTAGGCTCTGTTGCAAAACCCGCCATAATAATACCGCCAGCAGGGACAGTATCTTTGATATCTTGACCAGAACCGCT